CCCAGAATGGAGAATCTTTCTCATCATCAGGAATTTCATTACATGTTGCAATAAAATTATTCCATTGACAAGGAACTTTTTCAGTACCGTTAAATAATACTTTCTCATTCATAATGCCCAGTAAGCTGTTTCTTAATGATGCTGACGCTTTGTCAATCTCATTAATAACTACAACTTTTGCTTTAGTAACAGGAGAATTCATCTTGTACTTATTAGTAGTAGTCAAAGCCTCTATATCTATATTACCTTTTACAGCAGTAGATTTAGTACCTTCATCAGTTTCTAATAAGAATAAGTCAGAACCACCTAATCTACCTAAACTAGCTTTTGCAAAATCAATTACAGCAGCAGTTTTAGCAACTCCAGGAGGGCCTATTAGTAATATTGGTGTGTTCACGGCCTCACCTAATGCCATTACTTTAAATGTTTCAACTTTTTTCATTAAGTTGGTTGTAATTGTTCTTTGTATCATGATTTAAAATTTAAAATGTTTATATTATTTGTTTTAACTCCTCTTCTCTTAGTCTTTCTTGAATTAATTTTGTTAATAAATTCTTTAATTCAGAACTACTATTAGCTTCGAGGTAATCTGATGGATCTTTAACTCCATATTTTGTACATATTTCAGTTGGTATTTCTATTTGCAGAAATTGTGTTTGTTCACATAATTTGCTACCTGCAGTTCTACCTGGGTTTTTAGAATTTTTAAAATCATTGTCGTACATTACAAAGACTTCTTTAAACCTGCTTTTTAATTCTTCTATTACACTACTTTTTGGATTAACACCTTCGCTTTGTAACGAGCATGATGTAATCTTATTAGAAGGAAATAGACTTTTAATAACAGCAGCATCTTTTCTGCTACTTGTTATTATGCAAATATCACCTGTTTCTGGCAACTGAGTCCACAATTCCCAAGTTGAATAATCATTATTGTTTATCCACTTTTCATCATTATCGTTAAAAGGTTGATAAATCTTAAATGTCTGTAAACCATCTTTTTCTTCAACAAACGCATAAGCTATATCATCAGCTTCTGTGCAATATCCGTTAATAAAATAGTGTGATATTGGAAATATATTACAATATTCTAATTGCTGTTTATTTAACCCGTATTTACCATTCCAGTAATCTTTATCTTTAAGCTTCCACGACCTTGTTCTAACACTAATTCTTAATCTTTCATTTCTTATAGATTTTTTAGTATTACTTTTAGACACATAAGACCTCTTTGGAGAAGTATTTATAGTGGTGTTTAGCTCAAACTGAGTTAACTGAAAATCAGACGCAATCTTGTTGAATGTCTCAACTTTGCTTTGCAAATTAAATAACCTCATCACAAATAAGAAACAATCTCCTGTTTCTCCTGTGGCAAAATCTCTGAAAAATACTTTATTATGGAGATCGCTGTGAAATAAACTAAAGGAAGGATTAGTATCCTCACGAAGAGGGCTACTTATTGCCTTTCTAGGGATTCCTCCAAGATACATTTCGAATATCTCTAAGTCTGAAATAGCACTCAATATGTCATTACTGTTTGGTAATTTTTTATAATCTTTATTTTTTCCAAAAGCCATATCTATGTGTATTAATTAATAAAAAAAGAGGGTTACATTTCTGCAACCCTCTATAAAATAAAAAAAATGAAAATACTATCCGTTTAACCAGTCATCAGAATCTGATACATCTTGCGGAGAAGCTTCTGCTACTGCAAATATATCTTCTTGATCAGTATTCCCTGCAGAAATAGCAGTTGGTTTGATAGAATGCTCACGGATCGAAAGATCTCTAGGGCCAAAATCAACATTACCAAATGCTCCTGCTGCTACAGCTTCATCCATATCTTTTAACAAGTATTTGAATTTGTCTGCTCTAGTTCCAGCTATTACATACTGACGCAAAGTGCTACGGTTGTAAGCAGTTTGTACTAATTTACCATCACCTTTAGTTTTAACACCTAATAAAACACCAATCTTGTTGTTTGTGCTATCAATTAGACCTTTCAATAAAGAAACATCACCAGTAAAAATCTTAGTCCATTCTGCCTTATCAATACGTGCATAACATTCAGATGGGTCACTAACTTTACTTGTGTCCCAAGGTAAGTTTAATAAATTTACTAAGAAAGAAATCAATTCAACTTCTCCACGTTTAGCAACTTTTACACCATCAGAGTTATACCAAGTCATGTTATCAGGCACTTGTTTAGACTGAATAGACTCTTGGTCTAACCATGTATCTCTACCAAAGCTGTTAATAACCTTAAACTTTCCAGTTTGAGACTTGTGATGTGTATCAGCAACATAAAATTGAATTTTTGTTGATAAAGATTCGTCTTCATTTGTTAAGAAAAAATCTAATCTAATCTGAGCAACTTCTCTTTCTCCATCAGAATCAGTAACTTTAGTCGTACCTGTATACTCAGGTGTAAAGTTTAACTCACGGCCATAAATAGCTTCTAACTCTTCTTTTGTAGGGTTAATTCCTACTACTTTAAAATTTGCAGCTCCTGTGTATAATTTTTTCACCGAACCACCTGCACTTTGTTCTTTTCCGAATGCACTCATAATCTATATTCTTGTTTTAAATTTGGGAGTATTTTAAGGCTACTCCCTTTACCGTATTCATTAACTATTAAATTAGTTCCACTCTGAAACTACGTCTTCTGCTTCAACTTCATTCACTTCTTCAGTAAAGTCTTTATTTTCTACTGACTCTTCAAAATCAGATTCAAGAACTGGAGAAGCTTCTTCAGCTTTAGCAATAATATCTTGTATTGACTCATGTAGTTGCTCGCTTGTTAATTCACCATTGTTGGATTCTATAACAGGAATATCAGCAATAGAATTATTAACCGCTCCAGAAATAGACTCTACAACAGTTCCAACTGCATCTAAGCTAAAAGCCTCTATTTCAGGGTTGTCAAATTCATTAAGCTGAAACTCAATATTTGCAGAATCATCCATGTCTAAGAAGCTAAATATCTCTCTACACATGTAAGAAGATGTAATTGCTTTACCTTTTTCAGATGTGTCTTCTCCAAAAGAAACTCTATTCTTTGAAGTTTTGTAAGATACATCAGCCTTTTCTGGAAGAGTAGCATCATTTGTAATTAACACTTGTTTTGGAGAATTATCATCCATTTCAACAGATGCAAATACTATATGCTGAATATCTCCAACAGTACAGTTTAATAAATCTGCAGCTTTAGAATTCATAAGTATTCTACGTGATTTTTTAGCACCTTTTAAGCCCTCTACTGTAATTACAGGTATATTTGGGTACTTCTCTGTAGAAATGTTGTTAGAAGATACTTTTCCTAATCTCTTTGTTCCAAAAATTATTGTTGCATTCATAATATTTATTGTTTTTTTTATTAAATTTTAATTTATTTTTTACTATCCTTCTTCGTATTTACGAATAGCCTCTAGTACTGCATTCATGTCGTTAGGTATAACTGCACCTTTAAACATATCAGATGGACTTTTAGCCATATTAGTTGTATTGTTTTGAGTCATGAATCCGTATGATACGTCATTGCCTTTCTTCTCAACTATAGTTTCTAATATTACACTAAACATCCCTTCTGGTTTAACTACATCCTGTACTAATTTACCACCTGGCACACCAAATACAGTTCTGTCAACACCATTGAAGCTTTTAACTTCTGTATGAGCCATAACTATAACATTTAAGTCATCTCTAAGACCGTCAATAGATTTTAATGTCTTATAAACATTATCACCCATCTCTGTAAACTTAGCAAAACCTACCGTCTTAGCTTTATCCATGAACTCACCAATCATAGCATAAGTTATTGTGTCAATCACAATAGTCTTAATATCTGATCTGTTTTTACTCACAAATGCCATAGCACCTTTAATCTTTTCCCAGTTAGTTGTCTTAAGAAAATTACATGTATTAGGATCAAACATTCCTGCCTCATTCTTCATTACGTAATTCTTCTTCCAGCCTCTAAAAGGTAAAGCTTTTTCGTCAGGACAAATAATAAATGTCTCTTTAGGATCTAAATCCCTTAAAGAATAAGTTTTACCTGTTCCTGAATAACCTGTTACTAAAATTTTGTTTGCCATATTAATTCTCTTTTTTTAATTGTTCTATACTTTCATTATACGCTGTTGTAAGCATGTCTTTGGCCATTAAAAAAGATATCTCTCTATGAGATAAACTATTTTCAATTGCATGACAAATTACGGCAACTGGATTTTCATCATTTGAATCAACTACTAATTTGTCAAATAATTCAGTATACTTGTCTTGGAATCCTTGAATATCAGTAATGCCACATGCTGCCATGTCACTATCAAAATTACTAAATTCATAAGCGTTTTCAGTGCTTACATTTTCTTCTTTTTTTTCAAAAAAATCACTCATATTTACCTTGTTTTAATTGTTACAAATATACAAATTTTATAGTTAATATCCAACTAAATCTGTATCTATAAAGTCAGTATGTGACTCACATTTATTACA